ATGCGGCAGGTTTCCCTCTTCGACGACGACCACGGCAGGCTTTCCGGCCTGGTCCCAGCCATGCGCGCGGCCATGAACCGCGCTGCTGGCGAGGACGAGGATGGCCGCAAGCTGCTGGTGGACCGCATCAACGCGGTGGCCAGAGATGCAGGCATTCGGCTCACTGCCGGGAACGCCAAGGTCATCTCAAAAGACACCCTGGACAAATGGTTGAACCCCAATGACCGCGACCACACGCCGGGCCTTTTGGCCGTGGCTGCTTTCTGCCGGGCCACCAAGGACGCCGCCCCCCTGCGGGTGCTGCTGCGTTCCCTGGGGCTCGACGTGATGACAGATGAGGACCGCAAGCTGCGGGACTACGGCAAGGCCTGCGTGACGGAACGCGAGGCCCGCAAGCGCAAGAAGATGCTGGAGGACACCATATGAAGCCCCTCGAATGCCGGGCCCAACGCCAAAAGATGCGCTTTCGCATCCGCGAACACCTGGACCGCCAGGGGCTGACCATGCTGGAGGTCGCCCGGCGGCTTGGCGTGAACAAGAACCTCGTGGCGGATACCATCGCCGGACAAAGAAACAACGTGCGCGTGCTGGAGAGCCTGCGCGACCAGTTCGGCGTGCCGGAAGACCTGCTGTTCATTCCGCTGAAAAGCAAGGCCGCCTAGCATGGACGCCTTCACCTCTCTTGACCTGGCCCGGCTGCTGGGCGCGAACGTGAGCACGGTCATTCGCCGCGCCAAGCGCGAATCCTGGCAAGGCCGCAAGCGCCAAGCGCGCGGCGGCGGCAGTGATTGGATTGTGGCGTCCATGCCCAAGGCCACCCGCGACGCCATTGTGTCCGCCCAGCTGGCCGAACAGGGCGTGCTGCCCGTGCCCACGGCCCCGGCCAAGGCTTCACCAGTGGCTGGCGCAACCTCCCTGGCCCACCTGACCGAGGACCGGCGCGCCACAGCCCTGGCCCGGCTGGCCTTCATCCGCGAGATTGAGCGCCTGGCCACCCTCACCGGCAAGGAGGCGGCCATCCGCCACCTGGTGCAGGCCTCCAAGGCCGGAACCTTGGGCGAGCGCCTGGCCCGTCTCATCCCCGTGGCCAACGCCAAGTTTGGCGCGGGTGATGCGCGCGGGCTCTCGCGCCGCCGCCTGTACGAATGGTGCGCGCTCTATGCCGAGGGCGGGGAGCTGGCGCTTGCGCCTCGCCACCCGCACAAGGACATGGGCGTGCCCGCCTGGGCCCCGCTTTTCCTCTCGTTTTTCCAGCGGCCGCAAAACCCCAGCCTGGCCGAGGCGCACCGCGACTTTGCCCGCGCCTGGGAGGCCGAGCAGCCCACACCCGCTCCGACCATCGACACCGTGCGCCGCTTCCTGGCCAAGATCGCCAAGCCGGACCTGGAGGCCGGGCGCAAGACGGGCAACGCGCTCCTGCACCTTAAGCCCCACATGAAGCGCAAGACGGACACCCTGCTGCCCTGCGACGTGTACACGGCGGATGGCACCACCTTTGACGCCGAGATAGCCCACCCGGACAGCGGGCGGCCCTTCAAGCCGGAGGTGGTGCTCTTCCTGGACGTGGCCACGCGCCGTTGCGTGGGGCTTTCCGTGGCCCTGGCCGAGAGCGCCGCCGCCACCCTGGACGCCCTGCGCATGGCCTGCCTGTTCGGCGGCATCCCGGCCATGCTCTACACCGACAACGGGCCGGGCTACACGGCGGACCTGCTCACAAAGCCCGGCGTGGGCATGCTGGAGCGCCTGGGCATCGAAATTTGCAAGTCCATCCCCGGACGCCCACAGGGCAAGGGCCTCATGGAGCGCGCGGTCAAAACCATCTGCGTGCCCGCCTCCAAGCAACTGGCCACCTGCACCCACGCGGACATGGACGATGACGCGGCCAAGCGCGTGTACAAGATCACCCGCGCCCAGCTCAAAAAGCACGGACGCTCGGCGCTTTTGCCAACTTTCGAGGCCTTCAAAAGCGTGCTGCTGGCCCGTGTGGAAGAATACAACGCCAGCCCGCACCGGGGCCTGCCCATTATCGAGGACGTTGCTGCCGGAAAGCGCCGCCACATGAGCCCCAACGAGCATTGGCAGAGCTTCGAGGGCAGGTTTGAACCGTACCGCGTGCCCGAGGACCTGCGCGACGACCTGTTCATGCCCGGCACCTTCCGCAAGGTGAAAAACGGCATGGTGCGCCTGTGGAACCGCGACTACTTCGCGCCCGAGCTGGCCGCCCACCACGACGACATTGTGCAGGTGCGCTACGACATTTGGGATTCCACCTACGTCACCGTCTGGACGGAAGCGGGCGAAAAGCTCTGCACCGCGCACCTGGACGCCAACGCCATGAACTACTTCCCGGTCAGCCGCATCGAAGAGGCGCGGGCCAAGCGCGAGCGCGCGCAGTTGCAGCGCCTGGAGAAGAAGGCCCAGGCCATCGCCCCCGGTGCATCCCTCCAGGTCGCGGAAGACGCCCCGGCCCTTATGGCCGACAGCCTCTCCGCCCGCCAGTTCATCACCATTCAGGCGGAGCCCGCGCCAGCGCCCGCCACCACCGCCGCAGATTTGGAGCGCATCCGCACCGTCATGGCCGAGGCCGAGGCCGAGCAAGCGCAGACCCTGGCCCCCAGGCCCGCCGCCGAAAAGCGTCCGATGTTCCACCTCTCCACCGAGAAGTACCGCTGGCTCATGCGCCACCAGGACCAGTGGACAGACGCCGACCGCGCCTGGCTGGCCGAATACTCCCAGGGCCGCGAGTACGCCCTGCTGCGCGAACGCTTCGACTACGAGGGCCTGGCCCTGGCCCCGGCCCAACTTTTCCCGGCGTTAGAAACACCTGGCATCTGACCTGAACTAACGGGAGGCATGACGTGAGAAAACTGTTTGTGCGGACGACCAACTACGAGCGGTTCACCGCTGGCGTGGCCGCAGTGGAGAACCGTGGCGCGGCCGAGGCCGGAATGATGCTGGTGCATGGCCAGCCCGGCTTCGGCAAGAGCGAAGTGGTGGCCAGCTGGGCCGTGGACACGGGCGCGGTGTTCCTGCGCGCCAACATCGATTGGACCCCGCGCTATTTCCTGGTGGAGCTGGCCAAGGCCCTGGCCGTGGACCCGCGCGGCAGCAGCGAGCAGCTGTTCAACCGCATGCTGGCCGTCATTGCCACGCAGCAAATCCCGCTGGTCATTGACGAGGCCGAGGCCACCCTGAAGAACCACGCCGTGGTGCTGGAGAAGATACGCGACTTCAGCGACCGCACCGAGACCATGGTCATTCTGGTGGGCATGGAGGCCATACAGCGCAATATCGCCCGGCACCCGCAGATTTCCAGCCGCATTGCCCAGGTGGTGGAGTTCACCCCGGCCAGCCTGGAGGACGTGGCGCTCACCTGCCAGCAACTGGCCGAGGTGCGCATCGCCCCGGACCTGGTGGCCGAGATCCACCGCCAGAGCAATGGCCGCATGCGCGAGGTGATGAACGCCATCGCCACCGTGGAGCGCGTGGGCAAGATGAACGGCCTGGCCCAGGTGGATGTGGCCGCAGTGGAAGGCATGAGCATCACCCACGATTGGCAGGCGCGCCGCCCGCGCACCGTGAGCGCCAGTGGTGGCAAGGCCAAGAGGGGCGCGTAATGGCCTGGCGCGGCTTGGACATACTGCGCCTGCTGGCTGGCGGCCCCAAGCTCACGCGGGAGCTGGCCGAGGCGCTGGGCGTTGGCGTGGAGGGCGCGAGGGACATCTGCAAGCGCCTGGCGGCCCGTGGGCTCATGCAGAGCGTGGAAGGCGTGCATGGCATCACCGAGGCTGGAACCCAGGCCCTGGCAGGCGGGGCGGAGGTGGTCTCCGGGCCCGGCAAGGGCGGCTGCGCGGAGCGCTACAAGGGCAGCCTGCGGGCCAAGGCCTGGCGGGGCTTTCGCATCCGCCGCAAGGCTGGCGTGGATGAGCTGTTGCCGCTGGCCCTGGGGCCGGAGACGAAGCCAGAGGCCGAGGCCAAGGCCCGCCAGAACCTGGACTGCTACCTGCGCGCGCTCACAAAGGCGGGCTTCCTCTCCGAGCTGCCCCGGCGTGGCGGCCCAGCTCGGTGGGTGCTGGTGCGCGACAGCGGCCCCTGCGCCCCGGCCTGGAACAAGGCCCAGCGCACCGTGACCGACGCCAACACAGGCGAGGTGCATCATGTCTGATTGGCAGGCCCTGCTGCGCCAGGCCGTGGACGCTAGCTCCCGCGCCGCTGTGGGGCGTGAGCTGGGCATTTCGCGCACGTCCGTGAGCCTGCTGCTGGTCGACAAGTACCCCGCCGAAACGGACCTCATGGCCGCGCGCATCATCGAACGCTACGCACGGCTGGACTGCCCGCACACGGGCCAAACCGTGACGCCTACCCATTGCCGCAAGTTCACCGGCCAGGTGCCCAGCTCAAGCCCCGTTGCCCTGCGGCAGTGGCGCGCCTGCCGTGTCTGCCCCCACAACCCCGAAACCAAGGAGAACGCATCATGATTCACGAGACACTGATCGACGTGGCTGCTGTGCTGCGCGACCTGCGCGAGCATGTTGGAACGGAGGAAGCGGATGTCCTGCGCCAAGCCTGCATCGTGTTGGAGGCCGCCGCAGAGGACGTGGTGAACCTGGAAACCTTGCTGCCCATCGCCGGAACCGGCGAGGCGGCCCAACACGTAGCCGCGCAAGCGTAGGAGGACGCACCATGCTTGAAGGATACATGGAGAACGCCCAGGGGCACCAGGTGCCCGTGGCACAAGTGCAGGAAATCGACATGGCCCGGCATGAGTTGGTCATGGAGAAGGTGGCCAAGGTCCAGGCCATGCACGAGCAGCTGGCCAGGCTCAAGGCCGAACTCATGGCCGATGTGGGCGCGTTCGTGACCCTTTCCGCCGAGCGGTATGGGGCCAAGGTGGGCGGCCACAAGGGCAACGTGACCCTGCTGTCCTACGACGGCAGGTACAAGATTGCGCGCCAGGTGGCCGAGCACATCACCTTTGACGAGCGCCTCCAGGCGGCCAAAAGCCTGATTGATGAGTGCCTGCGCGACTGGACCAAGGATAGCAGCAGCGAGATTCAAGCGCTCATTGACCAAGCCTTTCAGGTCGACAAGGAGGGCCGCATCAGCACCACACGCATCCTGGGCTTGCGTCGCCTGGACATCACCGACGAGCGCTGGCGCACGGCCATGCAGGCCATCGGCGACTCCATTCAGGTCACGGGGAGCAAGTCCTACGTCCGCGTTTACAAGCGCCAGGAGAGCGGGGCCTACACGGCCATTTCGCTAGACATGGCGTCGATTTGATCCAAGCGAAACCGCCCCCCGACCTTTGGGGGTGCGGTCGCCGGGGCGTGGTTGCCCTGGCCTGATGAGCAGCCACAACACACGGAGCACGCATGAAAACCGAGTCACGGCGCAGCCTGCTGGCAAAGGTGCATATCGCCGCCAAGGCCCTGGGCCTGGACGATGAAACCTACCGCGACATGCTGGAGGCCCTCACCGGCAAGCGTTCGGCCGGGAAGATCACGGAAAAGCAGCTGGTGCTGGTGCTGGCCGCCATGCGCAAGCGCGGCTGGAACGATGAAGACCCGCGCCCAGCCCGCAAGAAGCCCGCGCCCCGTGCCACGCCCGGCTGCGCCCCGCTGCTTTCCAAGATCGGTGCGCTGCTGGCGGACTCCGGACGGCCCTGGGCCTACGCCGTAAGCATGGCCAAGCACATGAACTACTCGGAGCGGCTGGAATGGGCCAAACCCGAGCAGCTACGCGGCATCATCGCCGCACTGACCAAAGACGCCCAGCGCCGGGCGAAGCGGGAGGCCAGCCAGGCCGCCCAGGAGGTTACGGCATGAAACGCGATACCCCGGTCCTGGAGCACACGGAGCTGGAGAGCCTGCCCGCCACCGCGCGGGACATGGCCCAAGTCATAGGCCTGCGCAAGATGCTGCGCCTGGTGGAAACCCTGGGTGGCACCACGTTCCCGGTGCCCAAGCGCGAAACCAAGCTGGGCGAGCTGCGCTTCAACGTCCTGGCGGATGTGGTGGGCGTGGAGGCGGCGGAGGCGCTGGTGCAGCGCTACGGCAGCACGGACCTGTATATCCCCCGCTGTTCTGACGCACTGCGCCGGGCGCGGGACGCGGGCATCATCCGCGAATACGAGCAGCTCATCGGGACCATGAGCGGCAACGAGGCCGTGCAGCGCCTGGCGCGCTCCCACAGCCTGTCCGACCGCCGCATCTTCGACATCCTGAAAAGCACGCCCATGGCCACGGTCAATGTGGGCGGGGCGGTCGTCCAGGCGTGGTTGCCTGGGCCTGATGAGCAGCCGAAAGGGGGGAGACGATGAAAAAATTCAACGAAAAGGACCGGGTGTTCTCCCGCCGCCATCGGAGCGGTGAAATCTGCGTAGATGTCGCGGGGAGCAAGGTGCTTCTCGGTCGCGTGATCAAGAAGGACGGCACTCCCGGCCGGGAGGTCATAGTCTCCATCGCGGATGTCACCCACAGATGGCCATTCCTGCCTGGAGTGATGTGAGCATGACCGCTGCCCGCTTCACCCTCACCCGTGGCAAGTACGGCTCACCGCTGATCTATGACAACGTGGAGAGGCGGCCTGCGGCTGTATTCCTGCGCGACTACGGTGATGCTGATGTGGTCCCGGAGGCGGCGGACGCGGCGGCAATGCAAAAGGCGAGGATATGCGCCCAGGCGCTGAACCGCGTGGATGAAGAGATCAAGTGGAAGAAACAGCAGAAGGAGGGGGGCAGGTAGTTTGCCCCGAAAGCATGGCAAAAAAGGCTATAAAACGCGGTGCTATTTTGCTTCGGTTTCGGGGCAAAACACGCATCTTTGAGCTGTACCCCGCCGAGCAGTGGCCGGACCAGCACGAGGCCGACATCGGCCTGTTCCGGCTTTGCGAGTGCGAGTACGTGGACGGCAAAAAGCGGGAGCGCTGGTTGAGCCTCGGCGGCCAGAAGTACACCTTTTTCACCCTGGAAGCCCTCAATCAGCTCCTGCTCAAAGAGCTGGCCGCCCCCGGTTGGCTGGAGGCGCTGGAGCGCCCCAAGCCGAACTTCCACAAGGGCGATTGGGCGCGTTGGCATGGTCCCAACTACATCACCCGCCAGGTCAAGCTCGGGAGCGGTCCCTTCCTGTGGATCGACGGCCAGTGGCGGGTGTGGGTCGCTGACCTGAAGTTCGGGCAGCGGATGCTCTGCTGTGACGAGCTGACGCTTGTGGACCGTTTCGGACGGGAGGTGCCCGCATGATCTGGCGAGTTCTCGTGCTTTTCAGCGTGATCACCGTCTTTTGCTACGTTGACAAAGCGCACGGTCGTGAGGTCGCCTGGGCGGCATCTGCCGTTCTGACCGCGTTGCTCCTGCCACTTGGAGAGATCGAGCGGCGGCTGGGCGAAATAGTGAAGAGGATGAAACCTTGAGCTTTGACACCTGTCGATGCTATGGGGCCTCCATGCGTCACTATCTCGCCCCCTTGGCCTTGCTGGCCTGCCTGTGCCCGCCCGCCCATGCCGCCGGGCACGAGCACCCCGAGCGCTGGTATCAGGAGCGCTGGTGTTCCACGCGCGGGGAAATGGAAGTGGTCATGCCGGACAAGACGCGCGCAGACTGCGCGAATGCCACGCATGTGGTGGAGTTCGACTTCGGCGTGAAATGGGGAGAGAGCATCGGACAATCCTTGAACTACGGCGTCCAGGCGGGTAAAAGGCCAGGGATCGTCCTGATCCTGGAGAAGCCCAGCCATATGCGCTACCTGCGCCGCGTGTTGCGCGTGCGGGCCGAATACAACCTGCCCCTGGACATTTGGGCTGTGGACAAAGACGGCCAGGAACTGCCCCTGCCCAGGGTTCGCCGTTAACCCCCCCCCAAGGAGGAATAATGAAGGAACTTATTCAGATATTCGTGGGCGTGGCCGGGCTGTTGTTTTTTGGCGCAGCCTTCGTGAAGGCCACCTTTTCCTGGGAAAAGTGCCAAGAAAACATGCGGAAGCAGGGGCACGACTGGCCGAGGCCGGTCGCTTTGGCGGCCTGTCTCGCGTTTATTGTTGGCGCAGGTTACTTGGCCGTGGACGGGTACACGACGTACAAGGCCACCTCACCTTCAAGCATCAACAGCGTTGAGAAGGCGCAGAAGTACGTCCTTGGTACTTGGGTATATGCTGACCCGCTTGACCCCAAAAATCTGTACGTCGACTGGTGGCAAAAGTGGGTTGTCAAAGACGACAGTTCTATCGACGTGTACGTGGCAAGGCCCGTGGACGGCTCCTGGGGCAAGCCGGAGAACATGCGCTACAGCGTCATAACGAACAAGTATGCCGACACGGGCGAGCGGTATTATGCCATCAAGGTGCTTGGGACCGCGCAGTTCGCCATCATCCAACCGGATGGCACGCTGTCCTACAGTATCATGGGCAACGGCGCTGTTCCCATGCGAAGGGGAAACAAAAACCCGTTCTCCAAATAGCCCCGCCCCCTGAACCCCTTCATCCTGTCCCGCCCCCATGCGCCGCCTAGAATAGGCGGCATGTGGGGGCGGTTTTCTTCGCCTCCAGAACACAGGAGGCAACCCCGTGAACAAGATCAAGTCCATGCCCGCGTGGCTGCGCAAACGCGCCCCGCGCATGACCCTGCCCAACATCCTGGCCAACGTGCTCATCCTCGTGGTAGCCGCCGTGGCCCCGCACCAGGCCCCGGTGCTCATGTACAAGCTGGCCGGGGTGCTCATGGGCGGCTGCGGCGGCTACATGCTCGACGTGAGCCTGTTCCCCTACGCCAAGCCCTCCGGCTACCTGGCCAAGCCTTGGCGCGATGAGCTGGACTTCAAGGAGAGCGCGCCGGACCACAGCCTGGCCTGCGGCTGCCATTGGCTCTTCATCGCGGCCTGCGCCCGCCGGGCCTTCATCGTGGGCGCGTCCATGCTGGGCGTGGCCCTGGCACTGTAGGAGGGGCTATGAGCACTCCTGCACTGCGGGGTTTCTGGGTCGAGGTGGGCGAGCTGGTTGTACTCGGATTCTTGGCGCTCCTCTTTGGAGCCATGTTCGGAGCCCTGCTCGGTGCGGGGGTCGCCCACGCCGAATCCATCCCCGCCGCCGCGCTCCGTTACCGTTCCGAGGTCATCCGCGCCGCCCGCGTGGAGGCCGGGCTGGGTGCCCCGGTGGCCGTGTTCGCCGCGCAGGTGGAACAGGAATCCGGGTGGAACCCCGAGGCCGTCAGCCCCGTGGGCGCACGCGGCCTGGGCCAGTTCATGCCGCTGACGGCCAGGGACATGGGGCGCAGCCGCCCGGACCTCGGCCCCGCCAGCCCCACCAACCCCGGCTGGGCCATCCGCGCGCTGTGCGCCTACGACCTGGCCAACCTGAAGCGCATCCGCGCGGCCACTCCCCCTGCCACTCAATGCGACGCCTGGGCGCTAACGCTCATGGCCTACAATGGCGGGCTGGGCTGGGTATGGCGGGACCAGGCCAAAGCCAAGGCCCAGGGCCTGGACCCCGGCCTCTGGCAAAGCGTCGCCAGCGTTAATGCTGGGCGCTCCATTGCAGCCAAGCGCGAGAACGCGCACTACGCGCCCGCGATCCTGTTCAAACGGCAACCCAAGTACCTAGCCTGGGGGCCGGGCATCCTTTGCGAGGTGGCCCGATGATTTCCTTTGACCCCACTTCCCCCTACCGCAAGGCGGCCATTGCCCTGGCCATCGTGCTGGCCCTGCTGGGCTGCTACGTCTTCGGCCGCCACGACGGCTACTCCAAGGCCGAGGCCCTGGGCAAGGCGCAGGTCGCCGAACTCAAAGCCGCACAGGAGACGGCCAACCGCCTGGCCAGCGACACCGCCCGGCGCATCGTGGACGCGGAGATCATCCGCCGCGACAAGCTGGCCGGGGAGCTGGCCGCCGCCCGCATGACCATTTCGGAACAAGGCAAGAAAATCACCAACCGGAGGATTGAAGATGCGTCGCGTTCTGTTGCCGCTGTTGATGGTCGCTGCACTTTTGGCCCTGGCTGGGTGGGGCTGTACAACGAAGCCCTCGGCTTCGGCTACGGTGCTGGTGGCGACCCCGCCGCCGCCCCCGGCGCTGCTGGAGAAGCCGCAGGAATTCCGGCCGCTGAAGCCGGGGAATTTCAACAGGGCGGAGTGACGCCCGAGGACGTGCAGATAACGCACCGCGACAACGCCCTGCTGTGCCGCGACATCAAGGCCAAGTACCTGGCGCTCATCAAATGGGCGCAGGGCCTGCCGCAAACCACAAACGCCCCAACCCTACCCATGGAGGCCCGCTAATGGACTGGTGGGAAATGCTCGTCCGGCTCTCGTCCGCAATCCTGCTCATCATCCAGGGCTTGATCATGTGGGGGCTGTGGAGTCTGCGCAAACAGTTTGTGGCCCGCACTCATTGCGACGCGCAGTGCCAGGCGCTGGGCAAAAAGCAAACGGGACTTGAACAGGCTCAGACCAAACTTGAGCAGGCGCAGAAGGCCCTGCCCGATGCTGACGAGGTGCAGGCCATGGCCGTGCAGCTGGCGGAGATCGAGGGCAGCATCAAGGCCGTCATGGCCACGGTCCAGGGCCAGGCCGAGCTGATGCAGCGCATTGAGCGGCCCCTCAACCTGCTTCTGGAACACCACGTGCGGGGGGCCAGATGAACTTCCCCCAGCTGCTTTCCGAGGACCGTCGCCTGGTCATTCTGCGCCTGCTTTCCGCCGCGCCGGAATATACTCTCAACGCCTTTGTGCTGCGCCACGGCCTGGAGGCCGTGGGCCACGCCATGAGCACGGACCAGCTGGCCACGGAGCTGGCCTGGCTGGCCGAACAGGGGCTGCTGGAGTTGAGCGCCGTGGCGGAGGTAACCGTGGCGCGCCTGACCTCGCGCGGGGCCGATGTGGCCGCCGGGCGCGCGGTGACGCCAGGCGTTAAACGCCCCGAGCCAGGCGTTAATGACATGATGGCCCTGGGCCTGAACCTGATACGCGGAAAGATGGGGGGCTAGGCCGTGGCACACAAGGACGGCAAGCGCCAGGCCCTGCGCGCGGCCTATGTACATGACCGCCTGCCGCTGGAAATTGCGGCGGACAAGGCGGGCGTGCCGCACAGCACTGCGGCGCGCTGGAAGCGCCTGGCGCGTGCGGCGGGCGAGGATTGGGACAAGCTGCGTGCGGCCACCCTGCTGGCGGGCGAGGGCATGGAGAACGTGGCCCGGCAGATGCTGGCGGACTATGTGGTCCAGCACAAGGCCCTCATGGACGAGATCAACACCAACCCGGAGCTGGGCGCGGCGGCCAAGGTGGATATGCTGGCCAGCCTGGCCGACAGCTTCAACAAAACCGTGTCGGCAAGTAAACGAGTGCTGCCGGAAACAAACAAGCTGGCCACGGCCCTGACCGTGGTCAACCGCCTGTCCGACTTCATCCGCGAGCGCTTCCCCCAACATGCGAGCGCCTTTGTGGAGATTCTGGAGCCCTTCGGCGAAGTGCTGGCCAAGGAGTAGCCCATGGCCAATACAAAGGCCGCATTCGGCACAAAGGACTTTTTGAAGGAGCTGGCCGAGCTGGCCTCCTCTCTGCGCCAGCAGATAGAGGCCGAGTGCTCCGGCTTTGCGCCGGACCCGGCGGCCTCGCGCCAACGCCGGGAGCGCGTGCAGGGCGACTTCGCGTTCTTCAGGCGTACCTATTTCCCGCACTACGTCAAGTACGGCGATAGCATCCTGCACACCTGGCTGGACGAAACCCTGCCCGGCCTGGTGGACCTGCCCGAGGGCCAGCGCCTGGCCGTGGCCGCCCCGCGCGGCGAGGCCAAGTCCACCGTTGTGGGCCTGCAATTCGCCATCTGGTGCGCCCTCACCGGCCGCAAGCGCTACATCCTGGAGATCGCCGACGCCTTTGAGCAGGCGGCCGCCCAGCTGGAGTCGCTAAAAGCGGAGCTTGATTCCAACCCGCGCCTGGCGCTGGACTTCCCGGAGCACACCGGCCAGGGCCGCGTGTGGAACGCGGGCGTTGTCATCACCACCGGCAACGTGAAGCTGCAAGCCTTTGGCGCGGGCAAGCGCATGCGCGGCTTGCGCCATGGCCCGCACCGCCCGGACCTGGTCATCTGCGACGACCTGGAGAACGACGAGAACGTGAAGAGCCCGGAACAGCGCGACAAGCTGGAAGGCTGGCTGCGCCGCACCGTGCTTTCGCTCGGCGAAGCGGGCGACACCATGGACGTGTTCATCATCGGCACCGTGCTGCACTACGATTCCGTGCTGTCCCGGTTGCTGAACGACCCCCTGTGGCGGCACAAGCGCTTCCGGGCCATCCTCCAGTGGCCGGACCGCATGGACCTGTGGGACGCCTGGGAAGAAACCCTGCTGAACGAGGGCGAGGCCGCCGCCCTGGCCTTTTACCAGGAGCGCGCGGCGGACATGGACGCCGGGGCCTCGGTCTCCTGGCCGTCCGCCCGTCCGCTCTACAAGCTCATGTTCAAGCGCGCACGCGACGGCCACGACGCCTTTGACAGCGAGCAGCAGAATGACCCCCTGGCGGGCGACAACGCGCCCTTTGCCCAGGTTCTCACCTTTTGGGTGGACATCCGCCGCGATTGGCTGTTCTTCGGCGCGGTGGACCCGTCGCTCGGCAAGAAGGGCAAGAGCCGTGACCCCTCGGCCATCCTGGTGGGCGGCTGGTGCCGCGACACCAGCACCCTGGATGTCGTGGAGGCCAGCATCAAAAAGCGCCTGCCTGACCGCATCATCGAAGACGTGCTGGCCATGCACGCGCAGTACCGCTGCCTCTTGTGGGCGGTGGAGGCCGTGCAGTTCCAGGAGTTCCTGCGCACGGAGCTGATCCGCCGCGCCACGGAGCGGCGCATGGTCATTCCGGCCAAGGGCGTGGTGCCTCATGCGGACAAGGCCCTGCGCATTGAGAGCCTGCACCCGTACTTCGCCCAGGGGCGCATTCGCCTGCACCCCTCCCAGCGCACGCTCATTGAGCAGTTCCGCCACTTCCCCCTGGCCGACCACGACGACGGCCCGGACGCCACGCACATGCTGTGGGAGGTCGCCGTGGGCGGTTTCGTGACCATGGCCTTCGACCCGGTACCCAAGGATTCCGGCCCCAACTCGCGCAACCTCTGGAGCGGTAACAATGACGACGACGATTATTGATAGGCTCAAGGCCGCTGTGACCAACTTCCGCAAGAGCGGCTCCGGCTCATCTGGCGACATGCAGTCCGAGGCCTTGGCCCTGCTGCGCAGCGAGTTTCTTGCCAGCCTGACGGGCGGCCTGACGCCCAAGCGGCTGAACCAAATCCTGGCCAACGCGGACTCGGGCGACATCCTGGACATGTTCAACCTGTTTGCGGACATTGAAGACCGCGACGAGCATATCCATGCCGAGCTTTCTAAGCGCCGCCGGGCGCTTTTGGGCTTGCAGTGGAGCATCATGCCCGGCAAGGGCTCGGGCACGCCGAAGAATCCAGACAAGCGGGCCGTGGCCATAGCCGAGGCCGTGCGTGAGCAGTTCGACACCATGCCGGATTTTGAGGATATGGTGCTGGACCTCGCCGACGCCATAGGCCCCGGCTTCGCGGCCCTGGAGATAGAGTGGGGTTACGATGGCCGCGTGCATGTGCCCATGTGCCTGCACCACCGGCCGCAGACCTGGTTTCAGCTATTGCCGCCGCACCTGGGCGGCGACGCCAATACCTTGCGCCTGCGCGACGGCAGCATGGAGGGGCAGGCGCTCCAGCCCCTGGGCTGGGTGTTGCACCGCCACCGCAGCAAGTCCGGCTGGCTGGCGCGCACGGGGCTGTTTCGGGTGCTGGTGTGGACCTTCCTGCTGAAGGGCTATGCACGCGGCGACTTCGCCGAGTTCCTGGAGATCCACGGCCTGCCCCTGCGCGTGGGCACCTATCCCACCACGGCCCAGCCGGAGGACAAGGCCGCCCTGCGCCGGGCCATTCAGGCCATCGGCCACGACGCGGCAGGCATCATCCCCGAGGGCATGGTCATTGATTTCAAGGAGGCGGCCAAGGGCAGCGAAAAACCCTTCGAGGCCATGCTCGACCACTGCGAACGCGGCCAGAGTAAGGCCATCTTGGGCGGCACCCTGACCAGCCAGGCCGACGGCAAGAGCAGCACCAACGCCCTGGGCAAGATTCACGACGAGGTGCGCCGCGACATCATGGCCAGCGACGCCCGGCAGATTGCCTCCAGCATCACCCAGCAGCTGCTGCTGCCTCTGGCCGTGCTGAACCAGGGCGTGAGCGACCCGGCTTTGCTGCCTTATTTTGTTTTCGACATCTCGGATCAGGCGGACCTGAAAGAACTGGCCGAGGCCCTGCCCAAGCTGGTGCAGGTGATGCGCATCCCCGAGGCCTGGGCGCATGAGAAGGCGGGCATCCCCCTGCCCGAGGGTGACGAGCCCGTGTTGCATCTCACCACCGCCCCCCCGTCGGAGAACAAGACGGCCACCACCGCGCTAACGGCTGGCGAAGATGGCCACGTGAGCTTCCCGGACCAGGACGCCCTGGACGCCGCAACGGTTCCGGCCGCCACCTGGCAGAAGGCAGCCGAGGCGCTGACCGCAAGCCTGGTGGCGGAGCTGAAGGACGGCAAGACACCGGACGAACTGCTGGCCGTGTTGGCCGACCACTACCCGCGCCTGGACACCCGCGACATGGAGGAGCTGCTGGCCCGCGCCATGTTCCTGGCCGAGGTCTGGGGCCGCATGTCGGCGCAGGCCGAGGGGTAGCTTGTGGCCATCCCCGAAGGCGTGTCCCTGTCCTACGCCCTGGGCCTGCCGCCCAAAGACGCCATAAGCTACCTGGAGTCCAAGGGCGCGCAGATAACCTTCGACTGGAAGGAGGTCTGGCAGAACGCCCAGGCCAAGGCCTTCACAGTCACGAGCGTGGCCCGTCTGGACGTGCTGGGGGACATCCGCGGTGCCCTTAAAACGGCGGCGGCCGAGGGCAAGACGGACAAGTGGTTCCGCCAGCAGCTGGAGCCTGTGCTGCGAGCCAAGGGCTGGTGGGGCAAGCGCACGGAGCTGGGGGCGGACGGCAAGGAGAAGACCGTCAACATGGGCAGCCCGGCCCGGCTGAACCTCATCTACCGCCAGAACATGCAGACCGCATACATGGCCGGGCGCTACAAGCAAATGCTGGAGAACGCGGACAACCGGCCCTGGTGGCGCTACGTGGCCGTGCTGGACCGGCGCACCCGCCCTGCGCACCGGTTGCTCAACGGCCGCACCTTCCGCTTTGACGACCCCTTCTGGGGCAGCCACTACCCGCCCAACGGCTGGGGCTGTCGCTGCCGTGTGCAAGCGCTTTCGGACGTTGGCCTGGAGCGTGAGGGCCAGGTGGTGGAACTTGGCCAGGACCGCATGGTCACGCGGGACGTGGAGCTGGTGGACCGGCGCACGGGCGAGGCAACCCTGCGCCAGGTAACGGGCTACAAGACAGGCCCGGCCACCGACGCCCCCACGGTCTGGGCCGACCCCGGCTTTTCCTACAACCCCGGCCAGGCAGCCTATGGGCTGGACATGGAGGGCGCCCGGCGGCTCTCGCTTGTGCAGGACACATCCTTGCGCGCCCAAGCCGTGCAGGCGCTGAACGGCAACCCGGCCAGGCAAGCGGCATGGGAGAACTTTGCGCGCGGCGTGCTGGACACCCGGCACGGCGGCACGGCCCAGGCCCAGGTGGTGCATTTCATGCGCGGCGAGGTGGCCCAGGCCGTGCGCGAGCTGGGCGGCGAACCGGTGCAGGTGGTGACGGCCAGCGCCCGGCGCATCCTGCACGCGGACAGCGCAAAGCACCACCTCATGGGCACAGCCCCGGCGCGAGAGGACTTGCTGCGCCTGCCAGGCCTCATGGACGAGGCGACATCCGTTCTGTGGGACACGGAGAACGTCAACCTGGTGTACGTTTGCCCGGCCAAGGAGCGGGGCCACGTGCTCAAAATAGTGGTGGACGTGCCCATGCGACCAAAGGACGCACGCGGATTGAAGAAGCTGGGGCGCTTCGACGCGGTGGTGAATGTGCTGGAGATAGGGGAGGTCGACGCGCGGCCTCTGGCGCAGTCGCAATACCGGCTGCTGTGGGCCAAAGAGTAACCCTGTGGGGGCGGAGTTGAACCGCATACCTGCAAGGGGGTTGCCCCCCTCCAGCCCGCTTACCGGCTTCGGGTACGCCCACAGGGTCTAGGAGGAAAATACGCATGATTGAAATTGAAGTCAACATTGCCAGCCTGGCAACGGGCCTCACGCGCCTGGCGGGGCTGGGGCAAAATATGACGCCGCTTACGCGCGACCTGGCCGAGGTGCTCAAG